ATTCTTACCGTACATAATCAGATTTCTACAATGGGAGTCTGTGCAGTTAAGAACCGTTATGGTCCAGCAGATGCAACTGGTGGTACACCAGTGTGGTTGTCGTATGAACCAGCATCAATGCAGATTCAAGATGTTATTACATACGAACCGATGCAGTTAATTTAGGAGAACACATGTGGGAACTCACAGTCGTTGAAAATGCAGGGGAAATCCCAGCATCTAAAGTCACAACCGAGATTGCAGTAGAAACAGCACCTCTCAACATTGACATCAAGGCTCAGTTAATGATTGCTAAGCCTAAGACACTTGTATACACCGTTGGTTGGAGGGCACTTGTTTGGCAAAATAAAGAAACTGGTCAGTTCAAAGATATCTCAGAGGCAGAATATGGAGAGTATCTCAAAACTGGGTCTATCAGTAACACCTCGGCAGATGGAACAGATGCTACAGAAACTGAACCTGCCAGTGGAGATAAAGGAAGCGCTTAAGTCTGAGATACCTCAGGTATTAGAACGCATGGAAGATGTGGCAAAAAAGATTTATGACCCACATCAGATTTGGTTAGAGTCAATGCAGTTTGCTGACTATGTAACACAGTTAGCAGAACATTTAAACGATGACCACGGTATTGATTGCGTAAAAGATATAGCAGAACAGTTGGCTAACATGTCTAACTCGTTTAAACAAATGGGCGAGAACGCCTTGCAAGTTCTTGATGAAACGGAAAAGGAAAATTATGGCTAACAGTAATCAGGAAACATTATCTATTGGTTGGTGCGATAACGGTATGGTGGATGGCAAGTTTGCCGAAGGCATTATGTACACAACGGTAACTGCGCCTACTCACAAGATGGCAGTTAACAATGCTCTCCGTGTTCAAGGCAATCAAATTGGTAGGCAACGCCAAGCATTGATGGACATGTGGTATGACAAAGTAAAGACAGACTGGTTGTTGTGGGTTGACTCTGACATTGTGCTTACTACTGATGTGCTTGCTATGTTATGGAAGATAGCGGATAAAAATACAAAGCCAGTTGTGTGTGGTACTTACTTTATTTCCAAGCAAATGGAATCTTCATTGATGCAACCTATGCCTGCTTTGTTTACTGAAGTAAGTGAATATGAAATTAGGTACCTTCACCCACTACCAAAAGATGAAGTGGTTAAGGTTGATTGCGCTGGCTTGGGTCTTACTTTAATGCATCGCAGTGTTGTACCTAAATTGCGTGCCGTGTCACCTGACTACTCAATCTTTGCTGAGAAGGAAGGATTGGGAGATAAGTTTGTTGGTGAGGATATTGTGTTCTTTCGCAATTTAAAGAAGGCTGGCGTTGATGTGTATGCACACACTGGTGCCATTGTTAAGCACATGAAGCGGTTTGCTTATGACGAAAATTACTATGCGTTGTATTGGCACGCTGCTGCTGCTGCGGAAAGGCAAACAAATGGCGACACAACAACAGAGTAATAAGCGCAGAGGTGCAGCGTTTGAGATTGACCTTGCTGATTGGTTTATGCAGCAGGGTTTAAACGCTCAACGCTTACCTCGTGCTGGTCGTAATGACATTGGTGATGTATACCTACCAGCAACAAACGATATTTATGTCATTGAAGCCAAGGCACCACGGCGTGATGGCAAGGTAGACCTATCGGGCTGGTTGCGTGAAGCGTATGTAGAGGCAGAGAACTACCGTAAGTCTAAGAAACTTGCAGTTGCACCTACACCATTGGTAATTATTAAAGCATCTAACAAAGGAATTGAGGATGCCTATGTTGTGCAAAGGCTAGGTGACATCCTTGCAAAACTCTAAGCATGACATTGTTAAAGTCCTTGAGCATTATGGATTTGAGATACCACATGGTAGGCGTGGATGGTTCACACTGCGCTGCGCCTTCCATGGTGATAGAGTTAAGTCAGCCCGTTTAAACATAGACAACGGTGGCTTCCGTTGCTTTGGTTGTGAGATGGCTGGTGATGTGTATTCCCTGATAATGAAACGAGAAGGAGTTGGGTTTAATGAGGCTAAGCAAATCGCAGAGAGAATTACTGGCGAGAGCAACGGAGAACTACGAAAGAAACCTAACGGAGATTCTTCCGTATCTAATGAGCAGAGGTATCACGGAACAGACCGCTCGTACATTTCGCCTCGGCTTCGTAAGAGAGCCTGAGATTGGACATGAACCATACATTGGTAAGTTAGCAATCCCATACCTCACACCGTCAGGTGTAATTGACATACGCTTTCGTAGTTTAAACGCAGATAATGGTCCGAAGTACATGAGCAGACCAGGTGCTACGACTCACATCTTTAACATCAATGCATTGAGTAATGATGCAGACACCCTTGCTATCTGCGAAGGTGAGTTAGACACAGTAGTTGCTACACAAGCAGGCTTCAATGCAGTGGGATTGCCAGGGGCTAACAACTGGAAATCTTTTTACACTCGTGTGCTTGCTGATTGGTCAAAGGTTATCTTGCTTTGCGATGGTGACAACGCAGGGCGTGAGATGGCTAAGCATTTAAGTAGAGAACTAGACAATGTATTCCCTGTGTTCATGCCTGAGGGTCAGGATGTTAACGATGTCTACCTAACAGAAGGAGCAGACGGCTTGCGTAAGCGAGCGGGTGTTTAAACATGGTAAAGAACTCATCATTTGATTTGGATTTTGGATACGGCAGAAAAGGCGAGAAGTTAGTAGAGGAATTACTAACCGAAGGCAAGACAGTTGAAGTCAAGAGAGATAGAAAATGGTGGGTTACTAACAACCTATACATAGAAGTTGAGTGCTGGTTTATGAAGTCTAAATCATGGGAGCCATCAGGCATCATGGTTACAGAGGCTGCATACTGGGCGTTTGTGTTAGAGAAGGGCGTACTTATGGTGCCAACCAACCATGTGTTGTACGCAATCAAGGAGTTTGGTCGTGAGATTACTTGCGAGATACCACCGAACAAGAGCAAGGGATACTTAATAACAGTAGATGATTTGTTAATGGCGATGAGGAAATTAAAAAATGAACCAACAGAGTGAGGAACTTTGGGAAAGTGTATACAAGGTAGCACGCTACAGTTCAACACGATGCGTGCGTATACACCGTAACTTAGTATCTGCTGATGATGTATTTCAACACCTAAACCTTTGGGCAGTAGAACACTGGCACAAGATAGAGGAGTGGGAATCACAAGACTCGTTAGTGTTTAAACTGCGCCGTACATTTAACAATGAATCACAGAAGTTTGCCGCTAAAGAGCGTGCATACAAGAGCAAGTCAACACCGTCTGATGCTTTCTACTATACACATGAGGTACTACAAGAGTTACTGAAAGATGTATGGCGCTATGACCAGTGGGTATCATCAGCAACGCCAAGTGATGGTGAGTTTATTAGTAAGAGCAGCAAGCCAAGTGAAGGTATGAATCGTGAAGCCATGTTGTCAGATGTAAGCGGTGCGCTTGAGCGTTTAAACGAACAAGATAGGTTGCTCTTGCAGCGTAGGTTTGATGGTGGTGGCATGGACTTTGATGCGCTCGCCATTGAATACTCCGTTAGTGAGGAAGCATTGCGTAAGCGTGTGAGTCGTGCGCTTACTAAGTTGCAAGACAGACTAGGTGGCGAGCAGCCACAGTGGAACAATCGTAGATATAGGAAACCTGATAATGATTAAACCTAAGTACCAACGCATGAAGCCATGGAACTGGGTAGGACTACCACTGATTGGTGTCGGTTTATTGTTAAATGATTTAGGTTATTACATGTACACATTGGGAGATAAGATTGCTTGGTTTAAACGCAAGCAGATTGGATACATAAACAAATGATTATTGGTTTGAGTGGGTATGCACAGTCAGGTAAAGATACAGTTGCTGAGTTGTTGTGTTTAAACTATGGGTACACACGGCTATCGTTTGCTGACCCAATGCGTGATGCAATTTATACACTGAATCCTTTTGTTGAAGGTGGCAATCGTGTTGCTGATTTAGTTGATGAGTATGGATGGGATGTAGCCAAGGCTAACCCTGAGGTACGCCGTTTGTTACAAGTGTTTGGTACTGAGGTAGGTCGCAAGCAGTTCGGTGAAAACTTTTGGGTGCAACAAGCCTTTGATAAAGTTGAATCAGATAGAGTTGTGTTTGCTGATGTTCGTTTTCCTAATGAAGCCAAAGAGATACAACAATATGGTGGTCAAGTGTGGCGTGTGAATAGACACAATCATGCACCAGTTAACTCACACAAGAGTGAACATGCGATGGATAACTTTATGTTTAAACATGTGTTGTATAACGATGGCACGATTGATGATTTATCTGATGAAGTTTTCATGCTTGCTAAAGAATTAGGTTTGTAAAATACAGAAGCCCCGCAAAGGACTGGAACCCTGCGGGGCTTTTGTATGCTCACCTACTCCACGCTTCCCCTTCATGGGGCAGATGAGCAGTGTAACTGTATCACATGCCGAACCCTCGTGGGTCAGACACTTGCAAGTTCAAGGCTCGGCGTGCTGCTTGCCTACGAAATGGGGTAGTGCCACCCCAAATACCGCTGCGTTCATGGACTAGCCCCCACTCTAGGCACATCTCCATGACTGGACACTCCACGCACATGCGAGCAAATAGTTTCTCCTCCTCAGGAGTGAAGATGTCCCTGTCAGGATAAAACAATTCCGTATCTAAGCCAACGCAACCAGCATTGGCAGTGAGTTCAGGATTCCAACGCAGTTTAAACGCCCAGTATCCCTTGCCACGGCTGCGAACCTCTCGCTTTTCTATAACTTTGTGGTGTTTAATTTCCATTAGTACCACCCCTTGGCTAGGTGATGAGCGTATGCCCTGCATATCCCACCAGTTTTCCCGAACTTTCTATCTATGTATAAGAGTCCAGCATCAACTTGTTTAAACCCATCTTTGGTTGGCTTAACTTTTATATTGACCCATGTTTGTGGCATGAGTTGTGCGATACCCATTGCTTTACTTGATTTGTTTAATGCAGCAGGTCGCCAGTTTGATTCAAGCATCCACAATTCATAGAGGCATGGGTACTGTTCTAATTTGTTTTGCTCGGTCAAGCGTTGGATAGCGTGGCGTTGGTACTCGTTGGTGTAGTAGGCAATGACCTCACCTTTGGGAGCGTGTGAGATTATCTGTACTCGTGGGTTGAACACAAGAAAGATTCCAAGTACAACCACCGTTGCAATCCACAGTCGTGCATGCGGGTGTATGTGTTTAAACATACTCAGCCTCTAACTTTGCACGGTTACCACACACACGACTGATAAAAGTCAGGATGTCGGCAGGTATATCTGTGTCGTTGCCATGACTATCGGTTAAACCAATCACAATCATGTTGCCTACAATGGTAGGTGAGTTGCCGAACATGAACGAGAGAGCACTGGCTACTGAGTTGAGTGAGAGTTGTTTAAGTAATCCTTCCTCATTTACATAGGCTTGGCATACGCCAGCACCATAGAAATCATGCATGCCAATGGGTTCAATCAATCCATCCACCGCTGCTTGATAGTCGGAGAGTTGTTTAAACACCTTCTCCTCGTATGTTCCATCTGTGTATAGCACTGCACCTTTAGGCATAGTTATTCTCCTTTAGTTTGCCGTTCTCATATTCTCTGCCTACTTTGTATAGTTGACCGAGTAGATTTACCGAATCACTAAGGCGATTGATAAATGTTTTGCGTTCCTCATCGTTTAAATGAGCGACCATATCATCTGTAACTTCTGCCTTCCATATAAGGCGAACCATTAGAGCACCAGTCCTTTCATCATGTCGTTGAGTTCTGAGTATGCAAGGTCTTTTGAATCCCACTTGCATCCGTCTTTGGTTGCTTGACCTTCAAGCCCAGCAATCTTTACCCAATCACGATAAGGCTTGACCCCTTGGTATGCCTTCATGAATAGGCATGCGCTTAAGTACAATGGGTAATCGTTCTGTACCCATAGCGCAATGTTCCATGTGTTGTAGTTTTTCCAACCCTCATAAGTTGTTGGCTTACTCATGGTTCACCAGTTGCTTAAGTTGTTTGTTGCGTTGGCGAAGCCATGCGTTCTCATCGTTGAGTCTGATGTTCTCTTTAATTGCCAAGCCCATCACTGTAAGTGCACCCAATAAAGCGATGATGACTGCGATGTAATCTGTTCCTTGCATTTGTTCCAGTCCAATCTGTATGTGTAGCAGGGTTGCTACTGTCCAAGAATCTCAGATTGATTTGTGCGTGTCAAGGATTTGTTGAAGAAAATAAAAAAGTTTTTTTGTTTAAACAAGAACCTGCATCTTGTTAGTTTTATCCACCTTGAGGTGGATAAAACCATCCTACCAGACCAGTCAAGTCTGTTGTTTAAACGCTTGACAATTAGCAGTCCCCCAGGTAGAGTGCTAATCATCTGCTGTTTAAACACGCTGTGCTACCAGACAGCCAGGTAGTAGTGTCCACTGTTTAAACATTTAAATCCATCCAGATTCCAGGCAAAAGAAAAACCCCCGCCGAAGCGGGGGTTTTTTTTATCGGGGATGCTGGGGCTATCTCCCAATCTTAGAATAGATGTGTGTCGTAGTAACCAGCGTGCTCACTGTACTCATCATCCCACTTTGTGTATGTGGAATACTTGCGCCAGTTGTTGGCGTACACTTGTTTAAACGGTGTGAAGTTCTGATGCTCCACAATCTTGCCGTTCTTAACCTTGAAGTATTCACCCTCGTTGGCTGAGTATGACCAGTCTAGGTCTGAGTCCAGCATTACTGCTGCGTTCTCAATAGTTTCCTCGGTTGAACCGTAGACAAGGGAACCTGTGCCAGTCTGACCAATCCACAATGGCGATGAGTTGACACGAGCAAGATGCAGGATGTTGCCCTTGCCCTGTTCAATCCAAGCCAAGGCAGCGGTGCCCTGTACACGAGAGAGTACCTCGGCAATAGGCGCTGATGTAAAGGCGATAAGTGCAGCGACTGCCTCGCTATCCACCTGACCATGGCGCTTGACCTTGAGTTGTTTAAACAGTTGGTCATCGTTGCTGATGTGACCGTTGTGAGTGAGCACAATCTTGCCACGAGGAATTGGGTGGTTGTTGTCGTTGATA